ATTGCTTCGATGGATGCATTCATATTGCTATTCACATACTGTGCAGTTTCATGTACAGAGTATGCTGTAGCATTTGTCATAGATCTTGCATATTCTTCTAATACAAGAACGAAGTCTTCAAGATCCATGTTCTTATATGTATCGAAGTCTTTATCTCCGTCGAACGTAGCCTTATCAAAGTTATGAACGGAGAAGTGTAAGTCATTACGGCAGATGAATAAGATTTCTTCTTCTAATGCAGAGAGATCTTTATTCAATTTACGAATACAAATAACTGGTTGCTCTAAGTTAAAGTCAGAGCCATCAGATACTGTAATGAAAGTATTAGCACCAGTAGTGATACCAACGGAAGTTAATTCACCATTTAAGAAACGACGAATTTCTTTAGCCAAGATACGTGCTTTAGTGTGTTTTAAGTATGCACTAACTTCACGATCACGATCCGGCATAGGATAGTCTTGACCAGATACCATTTTCAATGGAGCAATACCAATTTTCAAAGTACCTTGCCAGAATACGAATCCAATAGAAGAGCCACCATAGTTGCTAACATCTTTGGAGTTTGTCATTCTATAGTTAGAATACACATTGATAGTTTTCTTTTGATTAGAACCACCATTACGGTTGAATAAGCCTTGTCCAAGAGCCATTTCTGTTACCTCCTAAAAAGATAAGATAATTAATTTAATCTATTGTAGGGTGTTTAGTAATATCCTACAATCAAGATTATAATATATCTTTGTAATAGGGTATATATAGAATCATATATTATTAATGTGATATGATATAGTTTATTTAATATACAGGAGGAATATATCATGCTAACTCAATCTATCTTAAAAGCAATCTTAGGTACATCTACTAATACAATTGAAATTACAAAGGCTCCTAATTGGGGGTTTGTAATTCAATCAATTGATACAGTAGAAAGTGGTATGTGTCAATATCAAACTTGGGAAACAACTCAAATTGATCTATATGTAGATAAAAATGGTAATATTATAGATGGTGACTATGGTATTGAAACTATTAGTCAACCAACATGTGAAGAATTAGAATCATCTTATCAATATGAATTTGGTTCTGAATCATTTAATAATCGTCTAGAAAGGAATTATAATGAGTCTAAAGATAAGAAGGAGTTAAATCAACTCCTACAAGAATTACTTACTACTCTAGATTATATGAATATTCATGATAAGATTAGTTTTGACTACTCATTCTACAAAGATGAAGTATCTAATCTTAACTTAAAGATGGCTGTTACTCCTCTATAAAAGAAAAGTCCTCTAGGAGAATCAATCTTCTAGAGGATATTTATTTTTTCTATGTTACTTGTAATAGGGTATAATTGAGATCATATATTATTAATGTGATATGATATAGTTATTTATTTAAGCCTATAAGCAGAAAGAGGTATATCATGAAATTAGTAGAAGCATTAAAATTAGTAGCTCCAAAGTTAGAAGGTAATATGAAGGTTACCAAAACAGATCATTCTATCTATAGCGTTAAGTGCTATGGAGAAGATGCTGGTGGGGATTATATTACATTGACTGCTAGCGTAGAAGGCAACATTAGTGAAACTGATTTTGATATTTTTAATATTAAAGTATCAAACGGTGTAGAAGAAGATTTAGATTCTAAAGAAATTTTAGAATTCTTCTGCAATGGATCAGTAGATCCTACTGGAGTAGAAGATTTGGAGATTGGTCATTCGATGATCTTTGAATTATTCTAAAAGAAAAATTCCCTAGGAGATTGAATCTCCTAGGGTATTTATTTTTTTTGTTTATCTACGTTTAAGTTCCATATCAGGATAGTTGATATAGATACGATTATAGTCTCTTCTTAGAGTTTCACGCTTAGCTAGCTCTTCTCTTAGCTTAGTATATTTAGCTTGGAGAATAGAATACTTAGCTCTTAGTTTTTCATCTAAATCTTCTTCAGATAAAACACCATCGATAATAGATAAACGAGTATTGATGGAATGTAGCAACAACAATGCATCATTCTCTTCATCAATATTACGTAGACGGATTTGATATTCATAAAGATCATTCTCATAATCTTTGATAGCACTATATTTGAAAGAATTCGTTGTGTCCCTATATTGTTTACGAGCCCAATCGACTGGACCAGCTTCTAATAGAGAATTGTCATCGATTCGGGATAGTGCGGTAATAACACGTTCGATCTCACGTTTAACTAGACGAATAGCAGTGTAAGAGATAGCTTTACGTAAGCCTTTGATTGTAATGATGCGGTTAGATAATACATCGTTGTATACAGACAAGCACCATGCAATGATTGTAGATGTATCTCTAGGACCACTTACTAGATAGTTGATATATCCAGAGTCTTTTAATTTTTTGATTGCAAATTCAAGATCCATGCCAAATCCACAGCCGATTAAGAAGTCATCAGCAATCAATAGGTCATGATCTTTATACATAACAGAAGTAATCTTCCATAGTAAATCTTTGAAACCAAATGCCAACAATGCAGCATAGTTTACAGTATTAGCTCTACGGATAACACTATTAGTTTTATCTAAGTACATATCGATCTCTGCTTTAGCAATATCGATAGGAGAGGATGTATTAACTAATGCACCGATATCATGTAGAATCAATGCTAAGATCTCTCTATTAGTTAGATTTACAACTGGATTGAATAGTTTAAAGTCAATCTCTAAATAGTATTTACTTACTTTAGCTTTAGAATCATCACTATTGTATTCAAATGCATCATTCAAAAGAATATCATAGATATCATTATCTTTAATTACTGGCATTACACAAATACCGAAGAACGGAGTATCAGTATTCTTAGAAAGCAATACAGTATTACAAGTACTCCCAGTAAAGAAAGAGTTAAGCTCATGATTCAACCGTCTTAGAAGATCTGGGTCTTGATTTGTACGAAGTTGCTCAATAATCTCTAAGCAATCGCCGAAATCATAATTGTTCATACTAGAACTCCCTTCTTGAAAGTAAAGGAAATAGCCTAGAGCCTATTAAGGCCCTAGGCTAAAATCCTAATTAGTTAAATTATGGTTTTACATATTCAGTTTTTTCTGGAGCAGTGATGTCTTTCTTAGCATCATTTACTTTAGTGTAAGCAGATGCGTTAGGGTAACCACCAGCTGTACCAGTAGCTGTCATAGTATCAGGAATGAATGTAGTGTAATCATTCATCAAGTTACGGCCAATTGGGTCAAGGTTTTCATAACGAGTACGGAGACCTGTTGGGTTGATGATTTTTACACGACCTTGTACTGGTTGGTAACCTACCAATTTGAAACGTTCGAACGCATGTACTGCAGGCAATGCAGGGTTTTGAGCATTACGGATTTCATTGGATAAGTACAATTGGTAATCATAGATGCAATAGATAATGCGATCAGAATTACGAGGGTTTAACAAGATGATCAAGTTTTGGTTGTTGCGTAGTTTATCAGAGCTTACGAAGTTGTAAACACGTTTGTCGGAAGTTACAACTGTACGAGTGAAGTCTAATTCTACAGGACCAATGGAACTTGGAGCTTGGTAAGTGTAAGTAGTTGGTGTGATTTTGCGAATAATCGCAGGGTTACCAATTACAGAGATTGTGATGTTAGGGTCATTCAATACTTGGATCATATATTGAGCGTAGTTGTCCAAAGCATCCATGAATGTTTTGTGACGGTATTCTACTTGATCCAATGCATAACCTTCTGGTGGAGCGAAGTCAAATACTTCAGCTAATTTGTTAGCTTCTGGCATACGTAAGAAGGATTCATCCAATTCAGCATGGATTTTGTCATCTTTGAAGTTACCAAGAGCTGTTTTGAACAAGGAAAGGATATTAGTCAATTGATCTTCGTTATAAAGAGCTTGAATATCTTTTACTTCTTCAGGGCTGATTGTAGTATTGATTGGGTAAGCATCAGGAATTTCAACGATGTTAGTTTGGGAATCCCATTTAACGCTTACAGTGTTGTGCATAGCGGATGTAGTTTCGCGACGTACAGACAATACAACTTCAGTTACTGCAGGATCGGAGCAGTATAACATGAATTGGTTGTTTTTGAAGAAACCAGCCAAATGACCAGCGATAGTTTTAGGAGTACCAGCAGTAGCTTCAACAGTAGCGGAGAAAGATGTCATCATTTGACGATCGATTTCGCCGTAGCCTGGTTCGAAGCGACATTCTTGAATAGGTACTGCAACTTTGATTGGTGTACCAGCAGTAATTTCAGCAGCAGTTACAGGTTCAACAGCATCATTAGTAGCGTTTGGTTTCATGTAACCAGCTTTAGGTACTGCAGTTGTAACGATATGAGTTACTGCGGATTCAATAGAGAAGTTATCGATATTTTGTACTAGACCTTGAGCACCGAATACTGCTTTACGGATTTTGTCTTGAGCAGTAGTATCAGTTGGAGCCAAAGGAAGAGTTACAATTAAGTTATGAGTTGGAGCTGTCGCAAGAATAGCACCAAACATTTCACTTTGTTGAGTGAACATATCAATTTCACGACCATCTGGAGTAACCATTTTACGGATTTTCATGGTCAAAGTGAATTTAGGTGTTTTAGCAACTGCTTTGTTGATAGCACCTTTGTCGAATACGTTGTTCATCAAAAGGTTTTTGTGCAATGGGAATACTAAGCCCATAACTGGGTTGTATGCACCAAGAGTTGCACTTTCCAATAATTTGGAACGGTCATTTTCATATTGAGCTTCCATCATAGCCATATGGTCATTATAACCTTCAGGGTTACCAAGGGCTTGGAATTCTTCAATATCAGCAGAGCCTTCCATGAAGAAGTCTTTCAAAGTATTATTGGATTCAGGAGACATCATTACACGGCTCATTTCTGTATAGAATTCAGAGCCTGTCTCTTGACGGATGTTTTCTGCCATTTCACGAATAGCAGACGCATATTGACGAGTACTGGAAGTGTTATAGCCACGGCCAAATACCACGTTGTCTTGTTTAGATTCACCTACAACTGGCATAATCTTTCTCCTTTCGAGATCGTAAATTTTGTATTTTGATTATATTAGGTATCTATAGGGACACCAAAATATTTACTATATTGTTATACTGCACAAGAGTATACAGTTTACTTTTTAATAGGCTCTTTAGGTGTTAAAGTTCCCATTAGTTCATTGATTCTATCTAAAACCCATAAGCAATAATAGAAGTCAGACTTATTCTCAATATAAGACTTAGTATTGAAAGTCTTATTAATATAGTGAGAGATCATATCAGACAACTTATCTAGGGTCTTGGATACTCTAGTGATAACTTGCATATTATCAGATGTCTTCTTTACATAGTCTACTTTCTCTTTGAAAGCTAAAGTAAGATTATATAATTCAACGAATCTATCTTTTAGTTCTTTAGTACGGATAGCTTTCTGTTCATCAGATAAGTCAGCGAAGATTTCATTCTCTAGTCCTTTGATGTCATCTGGATTACCAGAGCCACCATCGCCAGATCCCATATCTCCATCGTCACCTGCATCAGGGGTATCATCTCCACCTTCGGAGTCTCCATCATCATCACCTAAGTCGTCAGGTTCCATATCACCATCACCGGTATCAGAGGAATCATCACCACCTAAATCATCAGGCTCATCAGTGTCACCACCATCACCTAAGTCATCTGGTTCATCGGTATCATCACCAGCATCTAGATCATCATCAGAATCCATATCAGGTTCTTCAGGAGAATCATCACCACCTAAATCGTCCGGTTCATCATCTCCACCCTCATCATCTAAAGGATCATCTTCACCTGTATCATCACCTTCATCATCGGCATCCATATCAGGTTCTTCAGGAGCTTCTTCATCATCATCACCTGGTTCATCATCAGCGGGATCATCACCACCACTTAGATCATCAGGTTCATCATCAGTGCCATCTCCATCTGCATCAGGATCACCTGCACCTAAATCTTCAGGAGCATCATCTGCATTATCATCTGAATCAGATTGAAGAGGATCTCCACCACCTTCTACTGGAGGTGGAGTATCTTCTTCTTTCTTATCATCTTTCTTTTTCTTTTTATCATCATCAGCTTCCATATAAATGGCTTGCTCTTTCAATTCTGCTAAAAAATCATTAAGACTCATTATATATCTCCTTATTAATCATCGTCCTTATTTTTGTTAGGTAAGGCTTCACCATGTTTAAATGCCATATTATACATGAGTCTAGCTTTTTGACTTTCAAGTTTCTTCTTAATCTTAAGAAGTTCTCTTTGCTTTTCTAAGTTACCATCATCTTCAGCTTTCTTTAGATAACGGTTAGTCATTTCTAATTCTAAATCAATTTCATCCAATACTTTACGACGCTCTTTAGATTGAGCATCCATAGACATACCAAGATAGCCTAAGATTACAACTACAGAGATAGCCGGGTTAATAAAGTATGCTACACCAGAAGTGATAGCTAATTTAACAATACGACTAGCTTTAGGTAATATAGTACCAGCAATAACAGCCTCTCTATTTTCAGACTCTAAGTCTTTAGTATTGATTAGTCCTTTAAGTTGATCCATTTGAGCATCAAATTGACGGCTGGCATTAGATAAGTCAGCAGACAATTCACCCATCTTAGATTTAACTTTTTCAGATGCCATAGCAATAGTATTAGCAATATTCATTTCTTTCAAAGTCATTGGGAACTTAGCAAAGTCATGGATATTATTAAGACATGCTTCTTTAATCTTAGTATCAATGATAGCTTCATCCAAAGAGAGTTCTGCATCAGAATCGTCAGATGCAGCGTTAAGTTTACTTAAGTTATCTTTGATACAATCAATACGCATATAGTCATCCATAGTCTTATACTTATTACGGCGAGCATTATGTAGTTCACCTCTAAGGATGTTTTTATATTGGCCTTTATTGAGTAAAGAATCATCCATTGTAGCTACAGAGGTGATATCATCAATATCCTCCAAAGAGTAACGAGAGATAGATTCTCTAATAAGAGAGATAGCATCTTTGCTATTGATAGACTCTAAGCTTTCAATAAGCATATCTAGCTTAGCTGGGAGAGTCTCAATTTCTATTTCAAAAGATTCTTTAATAGAACCAACCAAGGAGTTCATTTGGTCAATGATATCCTTATCAATCTTATTAGAGTACTTATTATAAGTATTCAATAGACTCTTAATCAAGAGTGGTTTATCTTTACCAGTATAAGTAGAAAGGAAAGTACTATTGAAGTCTACTAACTTCTTAAAGAATACAGTAGTGTCTTTATTGAGAAGATTTAGAGTATCAATAACATCACCTACATGATTGATATAGTTTTTACCACCAAGAGCAATAAGCATTTCACTTAGAGTTCTTTCAAATTCAGATAAAGTTGGAACGAATTTGAATTTAGCTAAGAAGGCATCTACTTTACCACCAACTAAATCAATCACTTCTTCTGGGTCTTCATCTGTACGATCAATCTTAGTTACAATCTTAGAGATGTCAGAAGAGTTAAATGGATTGTAGTTAGACATATCAGTCAATGTACTTTCAAGTGCATTGACAAATTTCATCTTTTCAGAAGAGTTAGTTAAGAAATAATCTGCAATAGCTTCCACTACAGGAACTGTATCATGTGGACATGCATTCTTAGTTAGTACAAAGAGATAGTTTTCTGTAGCAATCTTGAATTTATTAATATCTACCATATCGTAAGTATCAATAAGCTTACAGATAGTAACAGCTTCTCTGATTGCATCTTCTTTCTTGATTACATTTTCAATTACGATTTTATCAAAGTCAAAGCGTTTACTGATCTTGTCATAATTTCTAATGATACGATCATATGTTACGTTTTCACATGCTGCTTGATAAATCATATTTAACGTTTCTTGTTG